TTTTTGATATAACACAATGATATACTGTGATGTTGCTCTGCTGTTGATAAAACATTAACTTCTATATATAATTTAGTAAATAGATAAAGTCAGTAATGTGTAAAAATATATATAAAACAGAGAAAATAGAAAGCAAATCAACGCAATCGCTCAAACCATTGATATATAAACATTTTTTAACGTTGCTCTGCACAGAGCAACACACGTCCGTTCGTAATAAAAAATCGACCAAACCATTATTTTTGGTTAACGCATTTCCTCTTGACAAATTTTATTTAACCATATATAATGGTATGGTGTAAAACGCACCGGAAAAATCGTGTGTTTTATAAACAATATCAATTATTTATAAACAATCGAAAGGAGGAATAAAAATGGCATTAAAAAGATTTACTATCGGGCTACCAGAAGACACCTATCAAATTCTAAAAGAACAGGCAGAGCGAGACCACCGTACACTCGGTCAACAAATCGCGTATCTATTAGAAGTATATGTACCAGCATACCAAAAAACAATGGAAGTTACATTCCCGGGTACGTTCATAAAACCAACTCTCGCAGAAAATCCAACAGACGCACCCATATTAACTAATGACACAACTACATATTATAAAAAAAGAAAGGAGTTAATATAAAAAATGGTACTTTTACCGAATTTCACAATACCAAAAAATTTATACCGAGACCTTGTCTCACAAGCTACATATCGCCACCAGACACTCGCAGAAGCTACAAGAGAGCGACTAACTACCACATTAAACCCAAACTATTCATTCAATAATAAATGGTCAGAAGCACATCGTATTATATGGCAAGGAACTCAACTACAATACTTGAATTATCCTGAAAAAATGAAATTTGATTATATAGTGGCACGAAAAACCAGTGATATATTCGCACAAATACAACAACAGACCGGGTATAAAGACGACGCCTTAGTAAAAGAAATAGTCGCTCGAATAGCATACACTATGAACGACCCATTTTATTATGAATTTATAGACCGGGAGGACAACTTAGTCCTCTCTCTTTTTTTATTTTCTCTCCTAATTCCTTCCCACCGGGGGTATTATGTATCCTCTCGTGTTCACTCACCAACACGCAAACCAGATTTTCTATCGTATTATTAGTCTTAACCCAGTCTACGTGGTGTATTACACATCCCGGGGGAACAGCTACCCCCGCTTCCGCTTCCCACATAGCCACGTGAAGTCTCTTTCGGTCTCCCGAGGTACAAACATAGTACCCACTTCGCTTATCTTGTCTATATTTTTTTCCCAAATACATTTGCTGATCCATTCTTGTTTTCACTTCACGCCTCTTATTATTGTTCAACATATCACCAATCATAATTTATTTTCCTCTCGTAATTTCTTTTCCCAATAACGCCTTTGCGTTTCTAATACACGTTCTTTATGCTCTTTATAATAATTTCTAAAATACTCATTTTTCTTTTGTCTGATTAACTCATCTAAAGTTTTTTCTTTCATAATTTATACCTCCTAAATATATTATAATATAAATATTATATATTATGTGAAATATTTACTCAAATAAAATAACTCTTAATACTCATTATAAATATTTATAGGTATAAATGTAACCATTCTATAACAAACTCCTTTTACTTCCAGTAACGGCTCTACCAGACCATAAATCAATTGTAGCATATCTACAAGCATCTATACTGTGGTCATTAACAGAAGGCCATTCTTGAATTATAACCTCACGCCCTCCAATATCTCTACGCAAGAACTCAGCACCAACGAACTCAGCCCATGCACCTGGACACCTCTCACTGTCAATCCAGATTTCTTTAACGTCGCCATACCCACCAGTTAAGAATTGATATGATACATCTCTACTCCCACTCACTTTCTTGACCGGGTATATGTTCAACCCTTTACTTCTCAAGCCGTCGATAATTCTATTATCAATTTCAGAGTTTATTAACGTTGATATAGTTACCGCACCGGGGAATAAACCTCCCCCTCTCGAAAGCATTTCTTTTACGTTCATATAAATACCGTCTTCACTCCAGCCGATACCTCTTGTTTCATCAGTTATGAATAATATCTTACGCACTCTGTTATAACCTACAACTACACCAACCGTAGGGTCAGGTCTATAACCATAGTCCATACCGACGTACCAACGCCAACACTCAGACCCATTACCGAACTCATTTGTGTCTATGTCACCAACTCGAACAGGCTTTAATAATGGGAATACCATAGTAGCCGGGTCTCCAACCTCCCCCATTATTACGTGACGCCATTCCTTCTCGTTCTCCTCTTTCATTGCTTCAGCCATATCATAAACTTGCTGTGGCACAATCCCTCTTGGTATATCATATAAATTAACGTGTTTGAAATAAACTTTTTCTCTAACCGGTCGTTCACTTTCTTCTGAAGTTTCAGTAAGCATTTCTTTAGCATTATTCCAACCGATATTTAACCAGTGCGACGGACTGAATGGCGTATTATATGTGAATATAGTTTCAAATATATCTCCGCCCGTCTATACAAACTAAGTAATACTTGGTCTACGTCGTGTTTACTCATAAATTGGTCAGCTTCTTCAAACCAAATTAACCTACAATAACCACCGAGGCCACTTTATACTCTTAACTTTACCATAATCTTCTGCTGTGTTTAAGTTAGCGAATTTAATTACCGATTTAGTTCCTTTTAGTCTGATTTCCATAGGATTAGTAAGCATTTGCCATTTGTCTTCTACACCTAAATTTATTATAGCATTAGCGATTTCAGCATATACAGAGGTTCTTAATGTGTTATTATATTTTCTTAATGCTAGGCAACAAGCCCAGGGATCGCCTTCTTCATGAACAGAAGCAAGAGCTAATAGCGTCAAAACAATATGGTGTGCCGCCCAATAAGATTTACCAGAGAAACGTCCACCACGTAAAAACATTTTACGCGACCTCTCTAACTGTTCACCTATACCGTCCTCGAGTAAGTCCCAGTAATTCGGCAATATAATATCACTCATTTTTCGTCTACTTATGCTAATCACCCCATTTCTTCACTATTTGTACCACGATTTCTTTTCTTTTTCCACTCCAAATAAATTCTTGAACACCGCTTCTAACACATTCACAACTATCGAGTTACCTGCCTGCTTATATAATTGTGTGTCCGAGGTAGGTACAGCCTGTGCTTTATCAAAATCCTCGTCGCCAAATCCCATTAGACGCCAACATTCCCTTGGTGTAAGTTTTCTAATACGCATATCCGGGGTAACAACACCCCTCTCACTTCCATTTGCCATTAACGTTTGTGTCATTTCTTTTTGAACATTACCTCGTTGCCATTTCATTCTACCAGAAATATTAACTCCGTCTCCTGCGTATGCCTTTTTATAACCAGCTTTCGTAGCTTCTTTTATTTTCAAACAAGGCTCTATGACATAATTATCTTTTTGTACAGTTGTTATTGTATTACTAATTCCCTGTTTATTTATTTCCAATCTCTGTTCAGTTGGGATACCAGGAGTTCTATCACTAGGTCTATCAGGATTTCGCCCTCTGCTCGCTGCAATAACTGGTTCATCAACTATAATTTTAGGTTGCCTATTTCCTCCCTGCATATCAGTAAGGGTGGGTGCTAATCCTTCCCTAGAGTAAACACGCTTAACGCAATCGTGTCCTTTTATATCTAGTTTTCCTACAACTTGAATATAATTGTCTCCTGACCTACACGCTCCAACTCTAGTAGTTACAGTCTTTGCTACACAATCACCGTCTGTAGTTTCAAATGCAAATCCATTTCCCTTCTCTTTTTGACGTTCAGTGTTTGCTATTAGTCCAGCGATTAGTTTATCACTTAAATAATATTTTTCGTCAACACTTTCCTCTAATACGTCTTTAAGTTTTTTAGTTAACTCGATTTCTTTTGGGAATTCATAGCCTTCATCAATATCTTTTCTTATGCTTACAGTGAACACACGCTCCCTATTTTGAGGAATGCCATAATGTTTTGAATTTAACACTTTGTAATAACTATCATAACCGAGCTTATCCATAATTTCCAAATAACCATCGAAATTATGTCGATTTTTGCTACTTAATAAATTCTTTACGTTTTCCCAAATCACATATTTAGGACGCACAGCTTCAACTATATCAACCGTACACCACATTAACGACGATCTAGTACCAGAGCCTTTGTCTCCACCAGCTAATCTACCTGCAATCGAAAAGTCCTGACAAGGTGAACCGTGAGTAATTAAATCTATGTCCCCAATCTCTTTGAGCTTGGCTAAATCAATTTTACTAACGTCACCTAAATTTAAACTTTCGTCTACACCGTGTACAGCACAGTAAGATTGAACAGCAAATTTATCTATCTCACTAAAACCAACTAATTCATAATCAATTGAATTATTTTTTAGTGCTTTCTCAAATGCACCAATTCCTGAAAATAGGCTTAAATACTTAATCACAGCTATTTCTCCCTTCATAATTTCTGTTCACTTATCCTTCATCTGTGTCGTCAGAACTTTCATCTTTTTTAAACGCACCTTTATATAAATCGTTAACAAATGTAACACCTTCAATACCTTCGCTAGAATATAATCCAGTATACATTTCTATTGCTTTTAATCTATCTGCGTCACGAGCGTTTTTGTTTTTTATAATACTACTTAATATTGCTTTAATTCCGTCTTGGTCAACTAAACTATAATCCTGCGCTCTATATTTTTCTATTACAGATTGAACTTGCTTCCAACCTAATAAATTTTGTTTTTCGGTAGAAAGTGAGGTCGGGTCTAAATTACCCCCCATCTGGTCGTCCAAATAAATTATATCAGCAACTGTTTTAACATAGTCGTCTTGTAATAACCACATTGCGTCTTTACATTCTTGTAACCAAATCGGCTTTAATTTTCTATATATACTATCAACGGTCTTTTTATATCTCTCGTCGTCTGTAAGTCTATCGCCTTTCATAAAACTACCAATTAGCTCTTCTGCGTCAAAGACCTCTTCTTTTTTTCGTTTACTTTTACCCCTAGGCATATATTCACTCTCCTCCAATACATTATTAAACAACTAAAATAACCAATAGTAAAATACAATCCGTAAATAAATCCGGTCGTTCACTTTTAAGTTTTTTAGAAGTGCGGATAGTAAACCTCCGCACAACCAAATCACGCACAATAAAATTACTTTTTTCATTTTCCTTCTTCCTTCTTTCCTATAAATAATCTATTTAAGCTCATACCTTTATCATTTCTAGTTTTTCTCATTTCAAGCTCGTAGCCTTTTTCTGTTAGTTTACTTATAGTTTTACCAAGTTTCATTGAAAATGCTTTTTCTTTCATAGCTTGGTCTCCTGTTGCCATTTCACTGTGCCAATCTTGATATTCTAAATATAATTCTTTTGTCCAAATATCTTCTTTACATTCAACCACATACCATTCTAGGAATTCTTCTAGCTCGGCGTCAAATCCACCAGAGAAAGTGCCTTCTAGTTTTTCTCTCATATCGTCAGTATCTTCTAATTTTAATTTTCCTAACATCCAATCTATATACATATATCTAGCTTTATTCGCAAACCAAGCCAAACTTCCGTGGTCTAAACTATCTAATACACCAGTCTCTCTTGTGTGCATTTTCATAACTTTAGTGCCTCTATCTCCATAAGCACTCTCTTTCATTCTGTATTCTGCAACTGCCACATTATCCATTGTGTTCAGTACCAGCTTCCATTGTAGTAATTCGTCTTTAACACTATCGTCAACGTGAAATTCAGTAGGTAGTATTTTTACTCTACGTCTCATACCTTCTGATTTATCATATAGTTCAAATTCAAAGTTAGTACAAGCAATAATCTGAGGTAGTACATCTAGTTTCTTTTTAGGTTTGAATTTTTCATTTATATAAACAGTATCTGTACCAGTTACACCACCTTTAATATATGAAAATGCGTCTCTGTTATATACTCTATTTAAGTCGTCTATTACACATAAAATACCGTGGTCTAGGTCTTCACCCCAAAACTTATTATCATGAGGGTTGCTATCAAATATTTTACTTTCGTTAAACATATCTTCACCTAAACACAGTCTGATTAGAGAGGTATAAAGAGATTTTCCGTTTTGCCCTCCACCCGCAAGTATTACTATTTTTTGAAGTTGATTGGCGGGTATCATACTAGCTCCAGCTATTACCCAAAGCCAATCTTGAACCATAGGTTGAGGAATACCTTTTGCGTTTCTTGATAATTGAGATATAAACCAATTTATATTCTTACCTAAATCTTCTTCGTGTTCTTCAACCCATTCTTTCGGATACCAATTCCATCTAAATATTACGTCTGTTGGAGGTCTAGTGCCAAGCCAAGAAAAGTCGTATGCGTCTGGCGCTATACAAGATAATATTTTATTTTTACAAATTATATAAGTGTCATTACGTCTTATTATTTTGCTATTCGCCGCACACATTTGCATTAACTGCACCTCCACTTCTTTGAAATATGTTTCTTTGAAATTCTGTTCACTGTGATCTTTCAACGCTTGTCTTGGTACGGTCAAATCGGTCTTATAATCGTAAGGGCCTTCCAATTCTTTATAGAATAACTTTTTGAAAAGTCCGTCATCTCCTGCTCCTGTGCCATAGAAGTCAAATTGTCCAAATAAATACTCAGCTGCTCTACGTTCGTCTATCTTTTTATTGTCTTTTGATTTTACTTTCTTCCAGTGTCTTTCCTTTTCGTCATAATCCCAACCCTCGGAAGATAACATTGCTCCATATTCTTTCCAACGTTTAGGTAGGTCTCCAAATAAGTCACTATCACTCATAGCTGTACCTATTTTAACCAAATATTGGTCGTGTATAGCTTGAATTAAATCCTTAAACTCACCTATTTCAAAACCGTTAGATAATCCAAAATAACTACAGCGTTCAACTATGTAATTATGTCTACTACCTTCGGTCATTTTCATCAAAGTTGTGAACGGATTATCTTTTAGCGTATACGTTACAGCGTCTTCTTTTGTCCTGTCGCCAGTTTTTCCGCCTTTATGTAATTCAGTATCTTTTAATTTTCCCCATAACCAGTATGGAAGTATATCTAAATCTTCAATGTTTATGGCTTTAGGAGCAATTAACTCACTAGGTCTCCAACTAGCTCTTTCGTCACGTTCCATACCACATACTTTTATAATCTGAACACTACCTGGACCTTTAGTATCAAATGTATAACCAAACCAGTTAGTAGCTTTGGTCATTTCTTTTTTATAAAAATCAGGTTTACGGAATAAAAAATGATAACCCTTTACTGTTTCTAATATTAAACATTTTAGTTTAGAACGTATAATAATTTCATACATTTCAGCTGCTTCAGTAGCGTTATCATAATCTATGAACACACAGTCATCAGGTACAACTCTAGCATAGTTAGGACCGTCACCACTATCTATTTTCAAATCGTCATAACTTAATAACTTTTTACGTCTAGGTGCTTTACTATCGTTGTATAATTTTATTTGCTCTGGGTCGTGTTCTTTAAATTTTTCTATATTAAATTCACGAGGTGTTTCTGGTAACTCGCAGAAAGTAAACTCCACTGTTTTGCTCATTATAAAACACCTCCGTCTGTTAAAACTTTGAATATTTCAGCGATATATTTTATTATATCCTGTTCAAAGATGGTCAGGTTCTTGTAGTTTGCGTATATTTGATTTATTTCCGCCATTAAAATAAGACGAAAGTCAGTTTCTTCTACGTCATCACGCTCACGTATCTCGTTCAATTCGGATACAATTGTGGTAACGGCAAATCTACGTTTCGCCCTATCATAAGAATCCTCCCCTCTTTTCACATAATCTGCAACTACATACCATAGTCCATTAGGGATTTTCTCTGTATTCTTTCCTAATTCAAAATCAAGTTTAGTTATTTTCAACATACTATCGTCCTACCTTTCTACTACTCAATCACTTCACCCATTTTTCTTTTTTACATTTATAAACTCTCATATCAGTTACATAAGTGTCAAAAAATTTATCGTAATATTCGTCGTTCATATCGCATAATATTACATCGGCTTTATCTACTGCTCGTAAGAGACTTCCCGAACCAGCGAAAAAATCTCCAATGACACAGCCTTCTTGGTCTGTGTCTGATAACCATACTAAATGTTCTAATAATTTTCTAGGTTTTTGACAAGGGTGAGCTAATTTGTCGTCCCTATAATTTCCTTGTGGTTTAGCAAATCTTAGTACACTTGTCTTATCCCATAATTTAGCTTTTTTGTTTAATCTTGCGTTACCTTTTCTTATTACTATTATTGGGGTTATATCATAAGAAAAATCACCAGTTATACTACTAATCATATTCGGTTGTTGCCAAAATATAACTCGATTGACGTCAAATAATTGATATGCTAAGTATAAATATTTCATACTCCAAAATATAAACATAAAACTATCATCTGCTAATTTTTGATGTGCTTTACAATACCAATTGTAACAATAGTTTTTGTAATCTTCTAATTTAGATTTTTCTTCCCAAGGAATAGCAACTTCAAATCTAGGAGTTACCATACCTTTTTCTAAGTCACTCTCGCTAGGAGAAACTTGTGCGGTGTATCGTGAATGGAATATTGCCGCTCCGTTTTTGTTCTTCATATTACCAGTTAAAACATTGTAAGGTGGGTCTATTATCCAACAGTTAACACTTCCATCTTCCAATTTATCTAACCATTCCATACAATCTGCTTTTGTGAATTTCCTATGACTGTAAGGATTTATGGTATCGTCTCGTTTCATACTACTATAAACGACGTCCGCCATATACGTACCCCCTATTCTAGTCCTAGCTCCATTTTTGAATTTACATACTCAACTATAAGGTCCAAATTCGGTTCAATTTGTCTCCATATATCAATTTTTTCATATTCGTCTCCGTGTAGGTCAGAAATATAAAATTCACACTCTGTTTTACTCCAATAATCGTACATAAATACAGTTTTTAAATATTCTTTTAATATACTTTTATTATGTATGCTCTTTTTTCTAACTTCGTTTGCAATATCTTCTTTTCTCCATTGTAGTATATTATAATTTACTACTTTTTTAGAATTAAAATCCCAACGAAGTACATACCATTTCAAATCAACATTTTTTATTTTCATAATACTACTGGCTCCCTAACTATCCCTTTTTTCTCTTTTTCTTTTTCTGCTATTTCTCTAAAATGTTTATTCCACAATTCTAGTATAGCATTACCTAATTTTTTATCTATTGGAAATCTAAACCAACGATAACCTGTTTTAGTGAGACTTAAACATCTTAACTCATCTATCTTTTTCGCTAAGTCTCTTTGCTCTTTATTACCTTTTAATAACATCATATAATATAATTGAAGTTGACATTCAGTAGACCATTCATCTAGGTTACTACTTGTTTTCCAATCTATCATACATATTTTATCATTTACAACTGCAATACAATCTATTATACCTTTTACACCTAACTTCTTATTTATAATACGTTGCTCTGTATATAGAGGGTGTATATCCCAGTCTATTCTTTCTTCTAACCACTCTTTAAAACGAGCTTCATATTGTGTATATTCAAGACCTAAGTGAGGCTCAAACTCGTCTTCTGGCTTAAATCTACGGTCATACCAACCTAACCAATCTTCAATATATTTATGCACCGCAGTACCTCTTTCTCCTGCGGCTTTTAATATTCTTTCTGGAATATCCATTTTTTCAAATTTATTACCAAAAATTGCGTTTAGAACGCTAGTGACACCCCTATAAGGAGCGTCAAAAAATTCACTATCGCTATAATCTTTCATTTCAATCTCCTATTTCTCATTTCATATTACATACATAGCATATCATTTTTTATAAAAATTTTCAATAGATTTTATGAAATTTAGACAAAAAATCTCTTGTCCTTAGAAGACCCGCTGTCGCAGTAGGCTCAAGGGTTGTGGCGTTATGTAAACTAATAATATTACGCTCGACTTTGCTCAAAATATGAGCGTAAAAATTTTTATAAAAAAAAAAGACAACAAACCTATTGACTTGTTGATAATATTGTTGTATAATATAGATATAGGGATGCAGAAATCCTTATGCAAAGGGTAGGAGCTAGAAGTGTGAGACCGCTTCTATAACTTATGAAACAATACCCTTTGCCCCCAATATTATATAAGAAAGGAGAAGTTATGAGATTACCAAAAGATATGAAATTGTCGCCCCACGCACGACAAAGATTATTAGAAAGAAAAGACGTGGATATAAAATATAATACAAGTAATATTATGAGAAGTAGTGTCAAGTGGTATGGAAAAGATGATTTAATTTATGATTGCGCACTGTATAGACATTGTTGTTATACGACTAGAAAATCAAATCAGATAGGGTATATTACTGATGGGGACATTGAAGTTATATATAATAAAGGTACACACGTAGCAATTACGGTATTAGAAGTAAAAGATAAATTTAAGCCTATAACTCAATTCATTAAACCCGAAATATTAAGATATAGGGAGAAGAAAAAGGAGAGAAGAAAAATGGAGACCGAAACAAACCAAAAAATATGTGTAGACTGTGGAAAAGAGGTAAAAGAATTAAACTCACATGGAGTATGTGTAAGATGTACGAGAAGAAAATCTAATATGAAAGCTAGAGGAAAAGCGTATATTCGTTATTTAGATTTGTCCGATGAAGAAAAATGGAGAATAGATAGAGCGATAGAAGGACAAACTAAGAGACACGAAAAACCAGAAGAACCAGAACCAGAATTAACTGTGCCTGATAATAATACTTATTATTCTTCAAAAGCTAATGGGGGTGAGGTAGAGCAACACCCTATGATGAAACCTATTGTAAAGAAGGTGTTAGACCCATTATCTGACCAAGATAATTTTATTAGAATACTAAGAGAATGTGGTTGTGAAATACCAGATGAGAGTTTAGAGGACGTATTAGATGTACTTGTAAATACTGATAAATTAAAAGATATATTTATGACTATTGCAAAATCTAATAGTCAACAAGCAATGCTTGATTTAGAGCAAGCCTTAAATGTAGTAGAAAGGAAATTGCAACACGACTGGGAATTTAACGGTTTTCAAGAGGCAGACGATATAAAATTCAAAGGTTTTTTAACTTGGAGACGTGTATTAAAAGGAGCTATATTCTTTTGGAAAAAATTATATCAAACAAATACAATTATAGAGATGCAAAGGGCTTGGAATGCTTATACACAAGACCCTAACGATAAGATACTACTTGCGGGGGATAGAATAGATAGTACAATGAAACGTTATCAAATCACTACAGATAGTATATCGACTATATTCAATACTAGACGTCCATTTACAAGAGTGTTTTATGCAACAGACAAAAACGTAGCTTATAAT